TTAAAATGTCTACAATAATGTTAATTATTTCGTTCATTTATCCCCTTCTCCCTACCCGGTAAATCGTTCCAGCGGTAAAACTTCTTGCTCGACATGTGCCAAAACCACCCTTTATATAAGTGAAGATGGAGGGGAATTTTTGAAACCACAAATTCCGGTTTATATTTTTCGTTCATGTTTTTCCTTTATAAAATCATATAGATAAAGAGGCAGAAACAATGTTCCTAACAGTAGGAACAAAAGTATTTGCCAGCGATTTGTAAAAATTGGCGTTTCCATTGTTATCCCCCTTTCTCTGTTGATGGATAGATGTTCTGTGGTCTTTTGTATTCTGGTTCATCTTCGTAAACAATTATCCCGTGCTGTTTCAGCAGATCAGCGAGTTTGTCATCGCTGTTCTCCAGCGCAAAATGAATGAGGTCTGTTTCCAGGGAAGAAGTATCTACAGACACTTTAAGACCCCACTTTTTTTAGTTTTGTTTTCTTCTTTTGTAGAAGCTCATTGAGTTCAAATCCTCTGTTTAACATCGGCATGATAAGCACAAGACCGTGTTTGGATTGAAAAGCACAAGATGAATTTGTTTCCCCGGCAACAAGTGTTATTTCTGGAAACTTTGGGTTTTCGTCTTTAAGCAC